CATTTAATTATTATATTAAATAAATATATTTTTATATATTTTACATTTAAAATAATTTAATTATAAGATTATAATATACATAACATGGCTGGGGGATTAATGAATCTTGTATCGGAAGGAGCTCAAAACGTTATTTTAAACGGTAACCCATCTAAAACTTTTTTTAAATGTACATATAAAAAATATACTAATTATGGTAAGCAAAATTTTAGAATAGATTATGAAGGAACACCTACACTCAGTCTTACTACTGAATCAACGGTTAATTTTAAAATTAAACGTTATGCCGATCTACTTATGGATTGTTATGTCTGTATAACATTACCTAACATATGGTCACCAATTATGCCTCCACAAACGTATACAAATAATGATGGAACTACATTTTATTCAGATTGGGCACCTTATAATTTTCAATGGATCAAAAATTTAGGTGCTCAAATAATAAGCAAAATAACAATTAATTGTGGTAATCAACAATTACAACAATACTCTGGACAATACATTTTAGCTTCTGCTCAAAGAGATTTTAGCAGTCGAAAATTAGAATTATTTGATGAAATGATTGGTAATATTTCAGAATTAAATGACCCCGCAAATGCTGGAACTCGTGTTAATTCTTATCCAAATGCTTATTACACAACAAGTCCTGCTGGTGCTCAACCTTCTATAACGGGAAGAACATTATGGATTCCATTAGGATCATGGTTTAATTTATCTTCTTATCAAGCTTTCCCCTTAGTAGCTCTTCAGTATAATGAACTTTCTATTAATGTTACTTTTAGACCAATTAATGAATGGTTTACAATTCGTGATGTTATGGATTATACTAATAATTACCCAGTAATAGCACCCAATTTTAATCAATATTATATGCAATTCTACAGATTTCTACAAACACCTCCTGATGAAATATTAGGTCCTACTTCTTATATAGATACAAGAACTAGTTGGTTTCCAGACATTAATCTAAATTGCACTTATTGTTTTCTCTCTAATGATGAATCAGAAATATTTGCAAAAAATGAACAAAAATATATATTCAAACAAATTTATGAAACATCATTTTATAATATTACAGGACAAAATAGAGTGGATTTAGATTCAATGGGTATGGTTACTAGTTGGATGTTTTATTTTCAGAGAAGTGATGCTAATTTAAGAAATCAATGGTCTAATTATACTAATTGGCCTTATGAATATATGCCACAAGATATTCAACTAGCACCAACAACTGGTAATTATCAAAACCCTGACCCAGCAGGTCCTAATAATCCAATAGGGCCTGGACAACAACCTGATGGCTCACTATCTGGTCTTTATATATCTGGTGTATATAACCCTCAAAATATTCAGTCTATATTAGTTGCTATGGGTATATTACTTGATGGACAATATAGAGAGAATATATTACCTTCTGGTGTTTATAATTTTGTAGAAAAATATGTAAGAACAGCAGGATATGCTCCACCAGGATTATATTGCTATAATTTCTGTTTAGACACTGACCCATTAAAAATACAACCATCAGGTGCTATGAATATGAGTAGATTTACAAATATACAATTAGAATTTACAACAATATCACCACCAGCTGATCCATACGCACAAGTATTAACTATATGCGACCCATCAACAGGAGATATAGTGGGAATTAACAAACCAACATGGCGTATTTATGAGTATAATTACAATCTTTATTTAATGGAAGAAAGAGTTAATATGGTAGTATTTATTGGTGGAAATGCTGGATTATTATATGCTACATAATATAATATAAATATACATAAATTTTATATATTTATATATGGAAATCAATTTTTCACTACGTGATGTAGGGAATATTAGGAGTTTTGACAAAATGTGCCTAAAAAGTTTACTACATGTTAACTATATAAAATGCATGAAATGCAATCATTTTCCAGAGACTTTTTCGGAAATTTTTTTTTTGGACATTTATTTTTGTCCATTTTTTAAAAATCCTAAAAAGTCTCTGGAAAATGTAAGCATCCTTACCATAATTCAACTTTATCATCTGGACGCAAAAAAAATAATTTTAATTTTATGACGATAATATTTTTTTAAATTTTTTAAAAACTTATTTAGACACTTTTTATATTAACTATTATTAATGGAAGTTAATGGCAAAAGTAGCAAAAAAGTAGCATTAAAACATACCTGTATTAATTGTCATTATAATACGGATAAAAAATATAACTTTGACAAACATTTATTAACTAGCAAACATAAAAAGTTAATAGAAGTTAATAGTTTTGTTAATGAAAGTAGCAAAAAAGTAGCTTTAAATAAATTTACATGTCAATTTTGTAATAAAAATTTTAAATCTTATGTCGGGTTATGGAAACATAACAAAACATGTAATGTTAATAAAAATGAAGTTATAAAATTAAACGATAAATCAAAACAAAAAGATATAACTGATACTTCAACCCTAGATAAAGAAGAACTTATCATTATGTTACTCAAACAAAATACAGAGCTTATTGAGATACTAAAAAATGGCGTAAATAACACAACAAATAACAATATAAATACAAATTCACATAATAAAGCATTTAACTTAAATTTTTTCTTAAATGAAACATGTAAAGACGCAATGAATATTACGGATTTTATTGATTCTATTAAATTACAATTATCTGATTTGGAAAAAGTTGGAGAGGTTGGTTATGTAGAAGGTATTTCGAATATTATTATTAAAAACTTAAATAACCTTGATGAGACTAAAAGACCTGTTCATTGTACAGACAAAAAAAGAGAAACTATTTACATAAAGAATGAAGGACAATGGGAAAAAGAAGATGATAATAAAACTAAAATAAAGAAAGCAATTAATAAAATTGCGAATAAAAATATTAAACTAATAACTCAATTCAGAGAGAAATATCCAGAATGTAAAAAATCTGACTCTAAAATTTCGGATAAATATAATAAAATGATTATAGAAGCTATGGGAGGTCCTGGAGATAATAATGTAGAAAAAGAAGAAAAAATAATAAAAAATATTACAAAGGCAACTATAATTAATAAGTAGGTTATAATATATATATTTAGACTTAATTACACTACATATATATAGGAGGTTTGACAAAATATGCATAAATAATTTACTACAAGTTTACTATATAAAATGCGTGTAATGCAATCATTTTTCAGAGACTTTTTCAGAAATTTTTTTTTTGGACATTTATTTTTGTCCATTTTTAAAAAAAACCAAAAACTCTCTGGAAAATGTAAGCATCCTTACCATAATTGAAACTTATCGTCTGGTCGCAAAAATAATAAATTTGATTTTGTGATGATAAAAAATTATTTATTAAATAAAAACAATTTAAGCAGATTTTATATATTGACAATATATAGCAATGTTAAGCAATGAAAACCTGCTAAAATCTGCCTTTAAATTTTATTGTAATATTTGTGACTACGGAACGTGTAAAAAAAGTAGTTTTAACGAACATCTTTCTACTATGAAACATAAAAAATCAATAATAATCAATGAAAACCTGCCATTTGTCAATGAAAACCTGCTAAAAATCTGCTCTCAATACATATGTGAAAATTGTAATAAAAAATATAAAGATAACTCTGGATTATGGAGACATAAAAATAAAGGAAAATGTAAAAATGACAAAATTATTAATAATGATAACATTAAAGTAGACAAAATGTATGGCAAATTTAACGATAAAGATGAACTTATAGTGTTGTTAGTTAAACAAAATGCTGAACTTATTAAAGAACAAAATGACATAAAAAATATAATTATTGGACAACAAAATATAATGATGGAACAACAAAATATGATGATAAAGGTAATAGAAAATGGGACAAATAATACTAATATAACTCATACTAATTCACATAATAAAGCATTTAATTTAAATTTTTTCTTAAATGAAACCTGTAAAGATGCAATGAATATTACAGATTTTGTAGATTCTATTAAATTACAATTGTCTGATTTGGAAAAAGTTGGTGAAGTTGGTTATGTAGAAGGTATTTCAAATATTATTATTAAAAACTTAAATGACTTAGATGAAACAAAAAGACCAGTTCATTGTACAGATAAAAAAAGAGAAACTATTTACATAAAGGATCAAGGACAATGGGAAAAAGAAGATGATAATAAGACAAAATTAAAGAAATCAATTAATAAAATTGCTAACAAAAATATAAAACTAATATCTCAATTTAGAGAGAAATATCCTGAATGTAAAAAATCAGAGTCTAAAATTTCGGATAAATATAATAAAATGATTATAGAAGCAATGGGAGGTCCAGGAGATAATACTAAAGAAAAAGAAGAAAAAATAATAAGAAATATTACAAAGGCAACTATAATTAATAAGTAGGTTATAATATATATGTTTAGACTTAATTACACTACATATATATAGGAGGTTTGATAAAACGTGCATAAATAATTTACTACAAGTTTACTATATAAAACGCATATAATGCAATCATTTTT